ATTATTGTTTTAAGAAATGATTGTGCTACACCACCAGATGGAAAAGTAAAAGTTGGTAATGATTATATTGATTCTTGGAATCACCCAACATTAGCACAACCAACCCAAGCACAATTAGATGCGATTGGAGATTAAATGAGCACATTAAAAGTTGATACATTACAAAATTCAGTTGGTGAAAATTTAGTTTTTGGTAACAAAAATTTGCTCATCAATGGCTCACAAAGTGTCTGGCAAAGAAGCACCTCAACCTCTGTTAGCACAGATACATATTCAACAGTTGATAGATGGAAAACAAGAGTAAATAGCATGGGTGCATTTACAATATCTCGTTCTACAGATGTTCCATCAGGACAAGGGTTTGGTTATTCTACAAAATGGGATTGCACAACAGCAGATGCAAGTCCAGCAGCTAGTGATAATATTGTTTTTGAACAAAGAATCGAAGGTCAAAATCTGCAACACATTCTAAAAGGTGATAGTTCAAATGCAAAAAAACTTACTTTGAGTTTTTGGATTAAAACCAACAAAACTGGAACTTACATTTGTGAATTAATTGACATTGATAACTCAAGAAATATATCTAAATCATTTACAATCAGCTCTAGTAGCACATGGGAAAAAATAACCTTAACATATGATGGTGACACTACAGGAACACTTGATAATGATAATGCGTTTTCATTTGGAGTAATGATTTGGTTTGGGGCTGGTTCTGATTTTACAACAGGAACTTTACAAACATCATGGGGAACAGTTGGAACAAATAGAGCAGTAGGTGTTGTAAACCTAGCAGATTCAACAAGTAATGAGTTATATATTACAGGGATTCAATTAGAAGTTGGAAGTAAAGCAACAGATTTTGAGTTTGAGTCATATGAAAGAACTTTAAGTAGATGTCAAAGATATTATTTACAGTCTTGGGAATTAAGCACAGGAATATTAAACCTTAAGGGTGCATCAATTTATAATGGCACAGTTGATGGGGCTGGAGCTATTTATGTGTGGGTTCCTTTTTCTTCAGCATTAAGGTCATCACCAACTGTAGTTACTTACTCAAGCTCTACTGGCACATCAGGAAAATGGATAGGTAATCGTTCTGGTTCAGGCTCTTCCGACCGCACAACAAGCAGTCCAAATACATCACCTAAAAGTTTTTATATGAATGTATCAGTAGGTGGTGTTCATGTAGCTTGTCAAGTTTATGGTCATTGGTCTGCTGATGCAGAATTATAGGAGTTAATATGAATATTACATCAGCACAATATGTGCAAGATTTAAATGGAAATAATGCAACAATCAAAGCAACAATAGATAATGTTATATGTTTTGTTCCAATACAAGTTGGCAACAGACACTATGATGAAATCATGCGTCAAGTAGATGCTGGAACTTTAACGATAAGCCCAGCTGACGAATGAACATTCAAGAGTTAGAGAAACACTTTGCCAAGCATGAGGCAGTCTGTGAAGAAAGATGGACAGAAACAATCTTGAGAATAAAAAGAATCGAACACATCATGATAGCTGGTGCTGGTGCAATTATTATTTTGTTGTTGTCTATAGTATTACGAATGGGGTGATGAGATCGATCCAGTAACTGCTATGGCAGTAGCGACATCTGCTATTAAAGGTATTAAGACTGGAATCAAACTAGCCAAAGACACTAGCGAGATAGCCAAAGAGCTAGACAAATTCTTCCAAGCAAAGAATGTCATTGAGGAAGAAGCAAAGAAAGAACAAGAGAACTCAAAGAAAAGAAAGTCTGTCAACCAACAGGCAATGGCTAATGTTCTCAACAGAAAGAAACTACGAGAAGCAGAAAAGCAACTGAAAGAATCCATGTATTGGTCTGGACAAGCCGACCTTTGGAATGAGCTAGTCAAGGAGAGATCACGACTACGAAAGGAACAAGCTGAAGCAGATGAGAAAGCAAAATATAGAAAAAGAGTTATCCTTGAGAGGATTAGGGATGGATTTGTTATCACAGGTTTATTATCATTTACATCATGGATAATCGTAACCCTGATAGAAATGATAATGGGCAAGGGGAAGTAATGGATAAAATTTTTTTCTACATTATCCTAGCTTTTTTCTTTTGTTTTGTAACAGCTGCAACCATTCTTTGGATTGATAATTTATTATGTAAAGGAGTATAACTATGCCACTACCTAGCTTACTAACACCACTAATTGGAAAAGGACTGAACATGGTAGCCAATGCTGTAGCTGTCAAAGGTAAGTCTTGGCTCAAAGAAAAGACTGGAGTTGATCTGTCATCCAGTACACTCTCAAGTGAGGATGAGATGAAGCTCAAACAGTTTCAAATACAGAATGAAACAGAACTCATTAAGATTAGATTAGAAGAAAAGAAAATAGATTTTCAAGAATTAGAAAGCTCGAATCAGGCTATCACGCAGAGATGGGCTGCTGACATGGCATCTGATTCGTGGCTCTCTAAAAATATTAGACCACTATCTTTAATAGCAATCTTTGTAGGATACTTCCTCTTTGCTATGATGAGTGCCTTTGGATTAGATGCTAATGAAAGTTATGTCAGTCTACTTGGACAATGGGGTATGCTTATCATGGGTGCATACTTTGGTGGTCGATCATTAGAAAAAGTAATTGAACTAAGGAACAAGAAATGAATTTAAGTAAACACTTTAAGCTAGAGGAATTTACTCGTAGTCAGACAGCTAAAAGAAATAACATTGATAACAGTCCAGATGAAGGTAGTCTGTATAACTTAAAAAGATTAGCAACTGAGCTAGAAAAAGTCAGAGAGTTATTGCAAAAACCTATCACAATTACATCAGGGTTTAGATGTTTGGATTTAAATAGAAAACTTGGGAGTAAAGACACATCCTCTCATGTAGTTGGATGTGCTGCTGACTTTGTTGTGAGTGGCTACACAGTCAAGGAAGTAGTGCAGATAATTAAAGATAGCTACATCAGACCAGATCAAGCCATAGCAGAGTATGATGAATGGATCCACTTTTCTATCAGTAAACATTCAGGTGAAGAACCAAGAGAGATGTATCTAACTATTGATAAGTCAGGCACAAGAGAGTTTTCAATCGCATAAAAAAAAGGAGTTCCGAAGAACCCCTTCTTTCAACTTTAAAAGGTAGAAAAAATTAATCGCCAAATACATTGGCTCGTTTTTCTTTATCAAACTCAGTCAGTTTATCATCATTCATAATGCGTTTCAACATGTTTTGTACTGTTGGTTGCTTAATACCTAATGCTTCTGCTAACTCCTTTTGTGATGGTCTTCTACCATGTTGCTCTCTAAACTTATGATATGCTTCCATCAAGTCTAGTTGTTTACTCGTCAACATCATCATCTCCTTTTGTACCTACATTTAATTGTATCTTCTTGAGTGTGGGTAGTTCATCTATCCATTCAGCATTAGTTTTGTAGAGTTGAGCTACCTTCTTATCTTTCTCACTATCCTCTAGCTTGGGTGATCCTTTGATCTTTCCTACTAAAGATTTGTACTTAGCAATCCTATCATCAGAGTCACTACACATAATTGGATTAGAGTTTGGTATTTGAATTTGAAATTCAGTTGAAACCTCTTGAGGTGGCTCGGTGATTACTTCAGCTTTGGTAGTTAATTTATCAAGAGGATTCTTTGGTGTGATGTCTTTTTGTTGTGGATAGTCTTGAGCTTCTTCAATAGTAATAACACCCTTCAGAGCATCAGGGAAACTATCACGCAAAGCAAAACCTCTTGCTCTCATTTGTAGCATACGATCAGGATACTGTGTCCATGGTCCTTGCTTACCCCATAGTCTAGCTGACTTGGCATCAGTTACAGAGAATGTTCGTTTGGTTTCCTCTACTTCTTCACCATACTTTCGCTTGACTACACAATAAGCTGTCTTGTTTTCTCCTTCACCTTCTACCCATTCTGTTACACCCATACATCTACTATCATTCTTAACAAGGGCAAGAGCTGCATCACCATAAATGCTTGGCTTACCATTAATCACAGCTATGTTTTGCAGTGCTTGTAGTGGTGGAAGTCCTATCTCATACCCCCATTGTATTGCTACAAGTATATCATTTGGCTTACTTCTATATTGTGTTGGACACATACCAGAAGCTGATATCATCTTTGAAAATTCCATAGCTTCAGTCATGTTGGTTGGTGCTAGTGTTATAGATTTACTCATAATTTTTTCTCCTTAATTGTTAAAGTTTTTTGTCGTATTGAATAGGCATCCTTAGCTGGTACAATCTTTTCAGGTTGTGCTTTGTAGTTTCGCATACCCCACTTGATGTCGTAATTCATGGTGGTTGCTACACCATAGTCTTGCATCATGTCTTTAAGTTGTGCTTCGGCTTTGTCTATTTGATCTTGGAAAAACTTGATCTGCGTTTTAGCTGTTGCAATAAGTTCACAATGTTTATCTGCATCTGTTTCTAGGTGCAAAGGTTTCTCAAGTTCTTTTGCTTCAGGGTAAGTATTATTAGCATCAGCTGAATTAGATGATGGATACTCTAGTAACTCACCTGTTTCTTTGTAGTGGTCTATCTTGTTTTGAAACTTTACAACAGCTTCAGCAATCTTTGTTTGTGTGTCGTAGTGTGGTTCAAAAATATAGACAGCTAACTTTCTGTTTTGATGCAGCACAGCAACAGCACCCCACTTCGCACCTTGCTCACTACTACACATCATCTGCCCTTGAAGTTGTATTACCCCTCTATGTAGTGGTAGTTCTTCAGGATTGAAAGCATCATTCGTTGTCTTAGCTTCAACTGGTCCGAATCCATCAAGTCGTATTTCGCCTGATTCATTCATGACATAAACATCTTCTTCAGCATTTGTTTTTATAATCTGACCAGTCGCTTGAGCATAGCCATCTAAACTACAACCCAATGGAAGAAGGTGGTGTTTGTAGGGTTTGTCAACCTCGCATGAAAAGGTATCCATTCTTAGTTTTGCGAACGCAGAATTTAGGATGTAATTTTCGAGTAGGTTTCCAACATCCATTGGGATCGTTGAAGGTCGCTCGGTGATTATGTTATCTAAACTTTCAACACTTTTTCTTAACTCCTCGTTTGGTGTGCTGTAAGGTGACACCCCCAAAAGACCTGGTAACCTCGAAGCACTCATTAAAGTATTATCTGTTAATTTTCCTACCATTGTTATTTTCTCCTTATTTAAAATGAAAACATTGTGGCTACAAAAAACCAAAATAAAATTATGGTAATCAAAGCACCTACACAATATTTTGAGTAATATAAAAAATTGTTAATTAATTTTAATCTTCTAACCCTTCTTGAATATTTCCCAGGGTTTATAAAAGATTCTGCATTTGTATAATTTTTTTCATCGTTTGGCATAAATTACCCCCTTTATATGTTTGTATTTAAATTTGGGGTATATCTTACCATCATAATTATATGATCGTTCAATGTACCCCCTTTAAATGCTGTTAAAACAGATATGATATTATTCTTATATTACTTTCCACCCTCAAGATAGGCTTTTATCTCATTGGCTGGGATTAATTTAATAAAATCAAAATAAATTAATAAATCTGCTTCTCTTATTGCTTTAACTTTTATTTTTTCATCATTGTTTTTTTGTTTCAGATCAATTAAAAAGCATGGACAAAAAATGTTATCGTCAACTTTAAAGCTTTCATTGTATGGGATAGCTAACATTGATTTAAATTTGTTTCTATTTCCTCTTTTGGCTTTAAATAAAAAATGATTATTACTTTTATTTTTTACTTTTAATATAAATTTGTTTTCCATTGTTTGATTTCCTTTTTAGTTGATTGATTAATTAAGATACTGTTAAGTTTTTAATGTGATCATCTTGTAATTCAATGCCATAGTCATCAAGGAATTGTTCCTTTAACATCTTTAAATATTCCTCTTTTGAATATGCTTTTATCTGATTATTAGAAAAGCTGATATAGATATCACAATCAAAAGACTTAAGATTTTTTTCCATGTTTGATCTCCTATAAAGTTAATAGATAAATAATTGGTGCAATTATAATAATAATAAATACTAATAAAAAAAGAGCTGGAATCATGTTATAAGACTCCAGCTATTTCGTTTCGGCTTGTCATGTTGTAGAACATATCGTTGTAACCCATAACAAAGTAGTACATTGCTAAGTTATTTTTAAAGGCTTTGAAATCACTATTATTAATAGTAATTTTTGGACAATAATAATTGTTAGCAAATCTTATTTTAATATCTGGGTATTCATTCTTGCTTGTATCTACATTAAAATTAAATAATCCAAACTTTACAATATGATGTATAAATGTAATAAACTGATTGCAGATATATTCTTTATTTAAAAAAGAATCGTCAGTATATCTAAGAGAACCTACAAAAAATTTATCTTTTAAAAATTGATGTTTAATTTCTCTGTGCTTATCTGATAATTCCATGACCTTGTCATATGGAATTTTTTTATCAAAGTATTCTTGAAGGCAAGAATTAAATTCAAACTCTTGAGTGTCTAATAAAATCATTAATTCTTTTGTGTTTGTTTTCATTTGTTTTTTCTCCTTTGTTTAGTTGTTTAAATAAATAATTCTTTTATCATGAAGCCAAACATAACCCCACCGAACAAGCCAACAGACAAAGGCGAGAAGATCAGGGACAGAAAAGCCATCATAATTATTGTTAAGCCTGAAAACATGAAAGTAAAATAAAACATTGTTTGGTTTCCTTTTGTTGAGTTGATAAAAAAGGGCGATTACTCGCCCATTAAAAATTGTAATTCTTCTATTTTAGATTTATATAATCGTATCTCACCTTTTAAAATATCTTTATGGCATAAAAGATTAGTGTCTTTTAGTGTGCGTTCCTTGGTTCTGATAGAAGTTTTAAAATATTCTATTCTTTTTTTAATTTTTCTTTTAAAACTACTAATCCCTTCAGCTTTTCCAACTAAATGAGCATTATCTAATAACTCATTAAATTCTGTAGACTGTTGCATTTCAATATACTTTGAAAGCTCCATTGGTTTAGTGTTTGTTTGTGTTGTCATGTTTGTACTCCTATTAAAGTTAGTAACCACTAACATTAGTGGCTGTTTTGTTTCGATGGGTTAATATTAAAATGATATCGTTGAATTAGTCAATAGATAAATATAATTAAATATAGCTAATAATATTAAATGCTTGATATTAAAGCGATATTTTTTTATAGTTAATAAACTTTTAAAGGGGGAACAATGGAACAATTAAAAAATGTAGTTGATTTTAAACTGCCGAAAAAAAAGAAAATAAAAGAGCAGCTCGAGCCAATGAAAGATAATAGGAAATTTGTTGTCTTTCCTTTATGGGTGTTTCAAGAGTTGGAATTAACAGCCAAACAATTAAAGGTGCTGGGGTTATTGTGTTCGTACTGTAACAGGGCTGGTATTACATGGGTAAGCCATGCCAAGATAGGACAAGATTGTAATCCACCAGTAAGTAAGCAATCTATTCAGCTGTTTATGAAACGATTTAAAAAGCTTGGCATAATTGAAGTAATTGGAAAGCATAAGCAGTATAATAAAGGGGAAACAATAAGAGTTATATTCGACAAGGAATTAAGTCTTGATGATGTAATCAGTGCAACCAATGACGGACAAGAGGAAAACAAATTCCCTGAGATGATCAAGAAAGAAAGAGAAGAAGTTTTATCAGGTCCAAAAGTGGAGGACATTCCCATTGATGATTCACACCAACCAATGGAAACATTCACAAAAGAAGAACTCGAAACAAATAGGAGAAGGATCAACCTATTAAAAAAAGCAGTAAGAACCGATAGCACCATCAGGAAAGGAGGACTCAATAAAATAGAAGTTGATCAACATTATATGGGATTATTAAAGGAGGACATCGAATTGAGTAAGAAAAAGAAAGAAACACCGACAAGGTCAGACAACAAAAAGACTAAAAAGGCGACAAGGTCTAAGAGTTCACCGACAAGGTTTGAAGGTGTTACCGACAAGGTTCAAAGAGCTTGTCTAAACACAAGTAACATATTAACAATAGATATATTAATAGATATATATAATAAATACATTAATGGTTATCTTATGGTTGGACAAGTTCCGAAGATCACCGAAGAAGATATGAAAGCATCTGAAATGCTAATCAATGCTGGAATGACTGAGGAACAATTCAGGAAAACTATTGAAACAATAAAAGAATATAAACCTTTAGCAGATATTCTATTAGAAGTAACAAACAAATATAGCTTTTAAACTTATCAGAAGGGGTACAGGTTCAATTATCTTTTTAATTTAATAGAAAGGCTAAGGGGGTGGTGTTTGTGTAGCAAGAAGGGCATTTAAAAAGGTATAATGTCTGCGTATGTTTACATTTTATTTTATTTGTATGCGTGTTGGCTTTCAGTCGCAGAAAAAAAAAGCATATGTTTGGGGGGTGCCAGTCACCCTTATCGTATATGTCCACCACATAAATTTTTTCCAATAATCCCTTGTAAAGTAAAATGATATCATATATCATAGTGATATTAACAATCACTTATAGGGGAAACACTTATGGCATACGAACACAAAGCTGGATATGGTGCAGCATTTAAGAACGACAAGAAGGTAGAGGATTGGCACTCTGATTACAGGGGTAAGATCATGTGTCACGACAACAAGTTGTATTATCTTGACATTACTGTAAAGACATCTAAGGCTGGTACGAAGTTCTTTTCTGTAAAGATAGGTAATGAGGTAGCTGATCAACCTAATGCAACAGTACATCCATCACATCAACCAGCACCGAAGAGTGTCGATGAGATGGCAGATGACTTACCATTCTAATGTGTCGAAATAGAAACCCTATACTAGGGTTTTTCGATTTTTCGACATTTAACAAAAAGGGGAAAGATATGGAATTAAAACTAAAACAAGAAGAATTTATTTATACAATCAACGATGTTAGGAAAGTATCTGATACAACGAGCCAGACTGAAGCTAGGAATGGTTCTTCGCATTATACTGTCATAACAACTGTTGAGAATGTTTTGGATATTAATATACAAGAAAACTTGAGGATTGGATATTCCAATCGTGAGTCAGCAAAAAAAGTAAATAGAGTGCACCGAGATATTATCAGCTCTTTTAAAGATAATAAACAAAGGTTTATTCAAAAACATAGTGGCTTTACTGTGCTGTGTGACTCTTTGAAAGTAAATGGTACTGCTGTATTTTTGAGGAACGCATCGCTTGTCAATGGTGCTCAAACGCAACAGCTTATTAAAGATTATATAGAGGAAACTCCAGATGATATAGCAGCTCGAAAAACAGAAGTACGAGTTGAGCTCATCGTAGAAAAGAATGATCGACAACGCATTGATATTGCTATTTCCAGAAATAATTCAGTCAATGTACAGTCCATCTCTAAGTTAGGGAAACAAGGATACTTTGATTATTTAGAAGATGGTGTTAAAAAGATTTTAGGTAAAGATGCTGATATACAAAAGAGTGAAACGCAAAAAGCTATTTCAACCGAGAAGCTCATTCAAGTTGTAAAAATTATGTGTCCTCATAAGCTGAATCCAAAGTTAAGAGATGCACCAGACCAAGCCTATCGTAATAGAAAATCTAATGTTACTGAGTATCAGAAGATGGTAGATAATAATGGAAAAGACAATCCAGAGCTCTTTGAGTTTTATAACAGCTTTTGTGGTGTTGCTTGGCGAGAGTTCAAGAAATGGTCAACAATGCCAGAGTGGGTTAAGGTGCGAAACAGGCATGAAAATTATTATAAGCTGGGAAGCTATAACGAAAAGGATAATACTATAGAAATTAAGTTAAGCATTGTATTACCACTTCTTTATGGATTGACACCTTTTATAAAGAAAATAAATAATACTTGGGATATTGTCTATCCAGAGAATTTTGATGCTAAAAAGTATATTAAGTATATTGCAAAATTGTACAAAGATAATGGATGTGACGCACAGGATTTTGGCAGAAACCAGCAAATGTACTTGAATTTATTTGTCTACAATACAGATATGCTATGAAACAAAAATGTTATTACTGTCAGCATTTTTCTACAGATAAACCAGAAGGTGTTGTGTTTTGCAATTTACATAAACGAGAAGTAAAAAGGGGATGCAAGTTCTTTGTGAGAGAACCTGGATCAGATGATGATTTAACCAATGAGGAAAGAGAGAAGTTATATGGAAGCTCTACTGGTACGACTTAGACCTGAAACTAAGGCTTTGTTGGAAAAAGAAAAAGATAAGACTGGTCTATCTATGTCACGCATTATAGATTTGCACATCAATGAGTATTTGAGTGAGAAGCATAGAACAGTCAATGACAAGATCGACAAAATGATGTATGGATCGACAAGATGATTAATTCACGAACCAAGGGTGCAGCTGGAGAAAGAGAACTCGCAAAGATTCTATCTGAGGAACTCAATATCAAAGTCAATCGTAAACTCGACCAAGCAAGAGAAGGTGGAGATGATATGCAGATTGGCAAGTTTCGTATAGAAGTAAAAAGACGAGAGAAGCTGCAACCTGATAAGTGGATGGAACAAGTGGAGAAGTGTGCTGAAGTTGGAGAGTTTGGAGTGGTAGCTTACAGACGCAATGGACAGAAGTGGAGATGGATTATACCACATGACTTGATGATACAAGTGTTAAGGGATAATATTGATGGGTAATGAAACTTATGATAAGGCAAGACGAGCTGAAGAAAATGTAACCAAGCAAAAGTTCTGCACCAACTGTCAGAAAAGAAGATCAATAGATGGTGGTGTGGTTTTTAGAAGTGGAAGGATTGCACGATGGAAGTGTAAGACTTGTGCTGCTAGAGAAATGGAGAGGAGAAACCATGCGAATACTAGAAAAGATATTGGATGATATAGATAACTTTGAATTAGATATATTTCACATACTTTTACTGATATTAAGTGGATTGATGTTTGTGTTTATGTTGACTATGTTTAGTGCATCATATGATTCGGAGATAAAGCGATATGGAGAAAGAGCAGCCACCTATAGGGAAATTGCAGAGCATTTACGAGATTATAAAGAAGACAAGCTATGGCAAGAGTATGAGGTCGTGGAGTGAGGAATATAAAACATATACCTATGCTAAAGATTTATTTATTCGATTTAAAAATGGCAAGGAAAGACGAGATCACCTATACAGGATAAGGGAGTTACATGGCAGAGATAGAGAGAAGCTTATACGAGATGAATTACAGAGAATATATTTAGCAGAGCATGACAAAAAAAACAAAGAGTCCTAATCACATACCTAGTTTAAAGAACTGGGGTGGTGTGCGTTCTATTCAAAGTAAACTCAAGCGATCCAATACTTTGATTCACAATAGAGAAGCTGTCGCTTATGAGTTACTCTGTATGGCAAATACCAAGATTACTGATGTGATGTCGTGGGATGAGAACAACAAAGTTGTCATCAAAGCATCAAGTAAGATACCAGAACACGCACTTCGTGCTATAAAGAATATTAAGATTAGACGAGATAAAGATGGCAATGAAACACTTGAGCTAGAGTTCTTTGACAAAGTACAAGTGCTTCGTCTACTTGCTAAAGCATCTGGTTTACTTGATAGTCCTGAGAATGAAGATAAGCCAAGTGTAATTGGTATTAATGTAAAAGCACCAGAGGTAATAGACAATGACGAAAAGTAAAAGTGTTTTGTATCAACCATCAACAAGCCAAGTGGAAAAGATTTTAGATGAAACTCTTGGCATCAAGTTATGTAATAGATGTAAATCAAAGATTAGTCATATAGAGCCATGTATTGGTGCTGCTAAAGAAAAAGGATATTGTTATAGATGTTGGAAGATTTGTTATGGCAGAGATGAGCAATACTAAGCAAGTCAAAGGGGATCATTATAAGACCATGACTATGCAACCATGGGATTTTATTATTGAAAATAAACTACCTTATTGTGAAGGAAATATTATAAAATACATTTGTCGCTACAAGTCAAAAGGTGGCATAGATGATCTTGAGAAAGCAAAACATTACTTGGAGAAACTAATTGAAATCGAAGGCAGAAAAAACTGCACCTGGTGACATAGGTGGATTAAACCTAGACTTTTCTACTTCCCCTGTTATCTGGAAGTTTCTTCGATCCAATAACTTTGTACGAGGGGTGGTAGGACCAGTAGGTAGTGGTAAATCCTATGCGTGTGCAGCTGAGATCATGATGAGAGCTGTCAGACAAAAGCCATCTCCTATTGATGGTATTAAGTATTCTCGTTTTGTAATAGTTAGAAACTCATATCCTGAATTAAAAACAACGACCATTAAGACATGGCAAGAGATATTCCCTGAAAATGTTTTTGGTCCGATGCATTGGACACCACCCATTTCACATCACATTCGCCTACCAAGTAGAGGTGATGCCCATGGAATAGACTGCGAAGTTATATTCTTAGCATTGGACCAGCCCAAAGATGTTAGAAAACTTTTATCTCTTGAACTCACAGGTGCGTGGGTAAACGAAGCAAGAGAGTTGCCTAAAGCTGTGATTGATGGACTAACACATCGTGTTGGTAGATATCCAACGAAAAGAGATGGTGGACCAACATGGTATGGAATATGGATGGATACTAACCCAATGGATGATGACCATTGGTGGTTTAGGTTAGCCAAGAAAGAAAAGCTAACAGGAAAATTTGGATGGAAGTTTTTTGAACAACCAGGTGGAGTTGTTGAAGTGCCACCAGATGTCTTACCAGACAACCCAGAAGCAAACGACCATATCTTTGCTAGTGGGAGGTGGTGGAAGCTGAACCCCCTTGCTGAAAATATCAACAACTTACCATCTGGCTACTATATGCAAATGCTAGGTGGAAAGAACTTAGATTGGGTACGATGCTATGCTGAAGGTAAATATACTTATGTGCAAGAAGGGAAACCTGTTTGGCATGAGTACGATGATATGTTAATGTCAGGTGATGTAGAATACGATCCTAACCTTCCAATTCAAATAGGACTGGACTTCGGATTAACACCAGCAGCTGTAATTGGGCAAAGACTCAACAATGGTAGGTGGATTGTTCTACACGAAATCGTAACCTTTGACATGGGATTGGAAAGGTTTGGTAATCAGTTATTAGCTGAGTTAAATGGGAAGTTCCCTAAAGCTCAACTGATGGTATGGGGTGATCCAGCTGGTTTAGCTAGAGATGCTATCTATGAAGTAACAGCATTTGACCATTTGAAAACTCTAGGTCTAAATGCACAACCTACTCATTCTAACAAATTTATGGTTAGACGAGAAGCAGCAGCTGCACCAATGCTAAGACTGGTAGAAGGTAAACCAGGTTTAATTATTTCAAGAGAATGTAAACTCCTTCGTAAATCACTTGCTGGTGGATATCACTTTAAACGACTAGCTATAGGTGCTGGTCAAGAACGATTCAAAGATTCTCCTAACAAGAATGAACATTCGCACATTGGTGATGCTTTTGGTTACTTACTGCTTGGTGGTGGGGAACATAAACGCATGACACGATCAGGATTGAATAAGAATACCTTTATTGCTCAGACTGTAGCAAATACAGACTTTGATGTATTCACATCTCTTTGATGAATTAAATAAGAAAAAACCTAATGGTGTATTCTTTATGCCATTTAGCTCAGTTCATTATGAAGCAATGAACATTACCCAACAAGATTTAGTAGCTCAATCTCAATATCTTAATATCGGAGAAAGATTAGAGTGGCAAAGTGAAGTTGGATTTTGTGCTACTGTTTTTCTACATTTAAATCCTGTAATGGTGTTTGGTATCGTTCCGATATGGAATGGGGTAGCTGAAGCATGGATGATTGCAGATGATAAGATAAGAAACAAACCTTACACCCTTACAAAATACTCAAAGCGATTTATTGATATAGTTCCGATATCCCTTGCATTGCATCGCCTACAGATAACGGTTAGAATCCGAGATAAGAGGGCAGTATCTTGGGCAAGATTTCTTGGCTTTACTGAAGAAGGAATATTGAGAGGATATGGTCCAGACAAAGCTAACTATTACATGATGAGGAAATAACTATGGGTGGTATTCTCGGAGGTGGTGGTGGTGGAGGTAGTAACTCTGCTGCTATCAAAGCACAAGAAAAAGAATTAGAGCAACAAAAATTAGAAGCTGAAGCTAGAAGAAAAGAGCTAGATGAGGAAAAAAGAATTATGGCAGAAGAAGAAGCTGCTAAGTTAGCTTCAGTAAAGAAACGAGGAAGAAGGGCATTACTTGCAAAAGCAAGATTCGGTACTGCTCAAACTGACGACCAAGGTATGCAATCAAAGCTTGGTGGCGATTCACAAACAGTATAGGAGAATAGTATGCCTTATGGTAAAGGAACATATGGTTCAAAAGTAGGTAGACCAAAGAAAAAGAAAACTATGAATGGTGCAGTTCGTCAGGTTATGAAGGAATATAAGACTGGAAAACTCAAGTCTGGCTCTGGTGCTGTAGTAAAAAGCAAAGATCAAGCTATGGCAATAGCTATGGCTAAGTCACGCAAGAGTGCATAGTGGCAAAGTCTACTGTTAATAAAGCTGGTAATTATACCAATCCTAAAATGCGTAAAGCTATTTTTAACCAAATCAAAGCTGGTGGCAAAGGTGGAAAACCTGGTCAATGGTCAGCTCGTAAAGCTCAGATGTTAGCTAAGACTTACAAAGCTAGAGGTGGTGGGTATACATCGTGAAGGAAAGTCAAGAAAGATTAGTTCGTTGGACTAAGCAAAAATGGCGAACTAAATCTGGTAAACCATCAACGCAAGGTCCAAAAGCAACTGGAGAAAGATATTTGCCAGAAGCTGCTATAAAAGCTATGTCTAGTTCTGAATATGCTCGTACTACAGCTGAGAAACGCAAAGGTACAAAAGCTGGTAAACAGTTTGTAAAACAACCTAAGAGTATAGCAAAGAAAACGAGTAGGTATACTTAATGCCAATAACTGTAACTAGAGAATCACTCAATACAAAAAGTATCCATAACAATCCAAGTTATGTTGATAAAGATAATATTCAGACTTTAGTATCTAGTGAAAAACCTATGCCTACAGTTGATATTAATCATTTACGATTACATGAAGGCAAAGGATTTTATTATAATAAATTATATCCTGATTCAGCTAAATTAGCATCTGGTGCAAGTATTGATGTAGCTATTGCATTTGCTAGTGGAGTGTATGCTCACTTACATGAGGATGTCGAAACTGGTGGGGATGCAGAGTTTTATATTTATTCAGGATCAGTTGTTACTGGTGGCACATCTGTTCCAGCACTTAACAGAAATTTTAATTCATCTAACACATCACAAAGTGCAATACTTCTTAATCCTACTGTAACAACATTAGGAACAGAAAAGTATGCTAGTTTTATTCCTGGTGGAACTGGAGGTGCATCTGCTGGTGCTGGAGGTAGAAGTTTTCAGTTTGTCTTAGCACCACTAACAACTTATTTATTTCGATTAACAAATGTCAATGGTGCAGCACACATGGCACATATAATTTTAACTTGGTATGAATAATGAGAAAAGAACATAAAGAAGAATCAGGTGGATTATCTGCAAAGGGTAGAAAATTTTATAATGCTCAAGGGATGAATTTAAAACCTGGAGTTAAAGGTAAAGCAGATACTCCTGAGAAGAAAAAAAGAAAAGGAATGTATTTAGTTAGAGCTTTTTCTAATCCTTCTGGTCCAATGAAGAATCCAAAAGGCGAATCAACTAGATTAGCTAAGTCGGCACATCCATGGGGTGAGCCAGTTCCACAAACAATAGCAGCAGCACATAAACTAGCAAGAAAAGGTAGAGGTTTATTGGCACAATACAAAGCACAGAAGGCAGCATAATTATGGCAGAGATGATGAGATTAACACCAGAACAAGTTTTAAAAAGACATGACATTGCTTTAAGTCGTAAAGAAGATTTTAGAGATTTATATGAAGATTGTTATGAGTTCGCACTACCACAAAGAAATTTATATGATGGTTACTATGAAGGTAAAGTAGGTGGTAGCAAGAAGATGGCTAGAGTGTTTGATTCTACTGCTATTAACTCAACACAACGATTTGCTAATCGTCTGCAATCTGGCATATTCCCACCACAAAGAAAGTGGTGTAGGTTAGAGCCAGGTCCAGATATTCCATTAGAAAGAAGATCAGAAGCTCAAGCAGCACTTGATGTTTATACAGAAAAAATGTTTTCAACACTCAAGCAAACAAACTTTGATATTGCTATGGGTGAGTTCTTACTTGATCTTGCAGTTGGTACAGCTGTGCTTATGATTCAACCAGGAGATGATAACTCCCCTATTAACTTTATTCCTGTTCCTCAGTTCTTAGTTTCTTTTGAAGAAGGTGCGAATGGTCAGGTAGATAATGTTTATCGAAGAATGAGAATGAAAGGTGAAGCCATCCAACAGCAATGGAAAGATGCAAAGATAGATGAGAAGCTACAAAGAAAGATAGATGAGAAACCAACAGAAGATGTGGATTTAATTGAAGCTACTATATTTGATGTTAAAAGAGGTGATTACTGTTACCATGTTATTCACAAGGAAAGTAAGTCTGAAATAGTTTATAGACGCATGAAGTATACTCCTTGGATTGTATCTCGATACATGAAAGTATCAGGTGAGATATATGGTAGAGGACCACTTGTTACTGCTATTGCAGATATCAAAACATTAAATAAAACATTAGAGCTATTACTTAAGAACGCATCACTTGCTATTGCTGGAGTATATACAGCAGCAGATGATGGAGTATTGAATCCAGCTACATTAAAGATTGTACCTGGTGCTATTATTCCTGTAGCAAGAAATGGTGGACCACAAGGAGAATCATTAAGACCACTACCAAGAGCTGGTGATTTTAATGTATCTCAGATTGTTATTAATGATTTAAGAATGAACATTAAGAGAGTCTTACTTGATGAGTCATTACCACCAGACAATATGTCAGCTCGTTCAGCAACAGAGATTGTTGAGAGAATGAAAGAATTATCACAGAATCTTGGTTCTGCATTTGGTAGATTAATTAATGAAACTATGATCCCACTTACAGCAAAGATATTGCAAGTTATGGATGATAGAGGATTGATTGACTTACCATTAAAAGTAAATGGACTAGAAGTGAAGATTAGTCCAGTAGCACCACTTGCTCAAGCTCAAAGTATGGAAGAAGTAAATGGTATTCTACAGTTTGCTCAGATTGCACAAGGTGCTGGACCTGAAGGTCAGATGATGCTTAAGGTAGGAGATATGTTAGATTATGTAGCTGATAAACTCAATGTACCAGCAAGTCTAATACTATCACCTCAAGAGAGAGCTATTCGTATGCAACAAGCACAGGAAATGGCTCAAATGGCAGCACAACAAAATCCTGAAGCTGCACAACAAGTAGTACAACAAGCAGTAGCTAAAGGAGTGTAAATGTCTGGGTGGGAAGATTTAGAACAACCAAAGAATAAAGAAATAAAAGATAATCAACAAATTATAGATGACCATAATAGATTGGTGCTTAGAGTATTCAAGGATGAAGATGGGATGAAATTACTTAACTGGCTTAAGCAAGTTTATTTAGATCAACCTGTTGCGATTCCTGGATCGGACTCTAGTCATGCGTATTACAGAGAAGGACAAAATAGTGTGGTTAGAGATATTTTTAATAGAATAGCGAAAGCGAGAAAATTATAATGGAGACAAATGAAAACCAACCCAGTAGTGAAGTTTCTCAAGAAACTCAGGAAGAATCTGGCTTATTGGATTCAGCGACCATTTCGCAAGAAGAAGATGAGAACCAGACAAACCCCCAAGCAGCAGAGATCGACCACAAAGAAGCGATCGAAGAAGAAGATGACGAACCCTTAGAAAGACCTGATTGGTATCCTGAGAACTTTTGGAATAGTGAAACAAGTGAGCCAGAGATTGAAAAGTTATCTAAGTCTTGGATGGATTTAAGGAAACAAATCTCACAAGGAAGTCACAAAGCACCTAAAGATGGCAAATACAATACTGAAGTTTTTGGTAGTATACCTGATGATGATCCTATTAAATCTCATGTTACATCATGGGCAAAAGAATATGGAATCAGTCAAGGTGCATTTGATGATTTAGTAGGTAAGGTTGTTGAAATGCAAGGTAATGAAGCACAAGTTGCACAACAATCATTAGAAGCAGAAAAGAAAGCTCTTGGTCCTAATGCTGACCAGATTATTAAAAATACTATTGATTGGGCTAATGGTCTAGTTAGAAAAGGTGTTTTAGGTGAGGATGATTTTGAGGAGTTTAAAATCATGGGTGGCACAGCAAAAGGGATAAAGGTTATTACAAAATTAAGAGAAGCATTTGAAGGAACAAGGATTCCAGTAAATTCTCAACCTGTTGATGGTATGCCTTCTAAGGAAGAACTCTATCAAATGGTTGGTAGCAAGGAATACAAAGAAAATCCAGCTTACAGACAAAAAGTTGAGAGGATGTTTCAACAAACATTTGGATAAACTAACTTTCCCCCAGGAAGTTTGGGAGTCTTCGGACTCCCTTTTTTTTGTTGCATTTTATTAAAAAAACCATTAGAAGAAAACTAAGGCATATTGATTTTATATCAACCCTTGTACTCAGTAAGACTGCGACTGGCTATCGTAAATAGCAAGTTAGAACCCAAAAGCAAATTTTGGCTTATTCCAACGAAAAAAACTTTACTTTAATTTTTTTTATTAGGAGTTAATATGGCAGTTTCATTATCTAATGCTTTCATTACTCTCTTTGATGCTGAAGTCAAACAAGCATACCAAGGTAAAGCACAGCTTGTTGGTGCAGTTAGACAAAGACGAGGAGTTGAAGGTTCAACAGTTAAGTTCCCAAAGATTGGGAAAGGTGTTGCTCAGTTAAGAGTTCCACAATCTGATGTTACACCACTTAATGTTTCATTTTCACAAGTAACTTGTACTCTTAGCGACTACAATGCAGCAGAGTATTCTGACATCTTTAATCAAGCTAAAGTTAATTTTGATGAAAGACAAGAGCTAGTTCAAGTTGTATCTAATGCAATTGGTAGAAGACAAGACCAGTTAATCTTAGATGCACTTAATGGTTCATCTACATCATTAACTGTATCTAATGATATTGGTGGTACAGATACTAATATGAATGTAGCCAAGCTAAGAGAAGCTAAGAAGTTGTTGGATACAAACAATGTTCCACCAACAGATAGACACATGATTATTCATGCTAATTCTTTAGCTTCTTTACTATCTGAAACTAGTGTAACAAGTGCAGACTTTAATACAGTTCGTGCATTAGTTGCTGGTGAGATTAACACATTCTTAGGATTTACTTTCCATGTACTTGGAGATAGATCAGAAGGTGGATTACCTATCGATGGTTCAAGCGACAGAACTCTTTATGCTTTCCATAAAGATGCAGTCGGTTATGGCGAAGGTATTGCAGCTAGAACTGAGATTAACTATGTTGCTGAGAAAACTTCTTTCTTAGTCAACTCTGTTTTCTCTGCTGGTTCAATAGCTATCGATGACGAAGGTATTGTTAAATTAACAGCTAGAGAATAAGGAGATAGAGAATGGCTTTTGACAAAACAGGATTCACTACTTATGGTGCATCAAAGAGTGGAAATGCAGTATCCTTATATGGTTACAGTACAGCAGATGCTATTGCTGATGTAAACACATCTGGCTACTTCAATGATCTTTCTGATACATTAGAAGTTGGTGATGTAATTTTATGCAGAACTTCAACTGGTGGCACTCAAGCATTGAGCTGGGTATATGTTGCAAGTAATGCTTCAGGTGTCGTTGATGTGACAGATGGTCTTACAATTACAGCAACTGACTCAGATTAATTTTCATCTATTAATCAAACCTAAGGGTAGTCTTATGGCTACCCTTTTGTCTTTATAAAGGGAAAGTATGGCAAGTGGAGATACAGCACTAGGAATTTGTTCAGACGCATTATTAATGATTGGTGCAAAATCAATCAGCTCATTTACAGAAGGAACTGATTCAGCAAATATTTGTGCTTCATTGTTTGAAGATATAAAGAAACAATCTCTTATGCAATATCCTTGGACATTTAGCTTTAAGAAAGTTCAAGTTGCAAGACTAGCTACTACCCCTACGACAGAATATACATACGAATATCAATTACCAAGTGATCGCATTGGTCCACCAAGGCAAGTGTTTATATCAAACACAGCTGGGCAAAGACCAATTAATGCTTATAGAATTTTACAAGACAAGTTGTTGACTAATGAAACAACTGTCTATGTTGACTATCAATATGATGTTGAACCATTTGAAATGCCTACTTACTTTGTACAGTTTTTAAAATATTACATGGCATGGCATTTATCCCTGCCTATTACAGATCAAACTGATAAAGCTGCATACTGGCAGTCAGTAGCTGTAGGAACACCAGGTGAGAATGGTAGAGGTGGCTACTTTAGAACAGCTATTAGTATTGATGGACAAACACAACCTAATAACTATATTGATGATTACTCGCTAATTGAGGTTCGTAATTAATGGCAAGATTTGTAAGTTTACAAACAAACTTTTCTACAGGTGAGCTTGATCCACTTCTTCGTGCAAGAGTAGATTTACAAGCATACACCAATGCACTAGAAGAATGTAATAACTTTGTGGTACAACCACAAGGTGGTATTCATCGTAGACCTGGTTCAAAGTATTTAGCATCGCTACCTAATACAGGTTCAGACTCTGTAGCTAATGGTAGTAGATTAGTATCATTTGAGTTTTCTACAAGTGATTCTTATATGTTAGTATTCACTCACAATAGAATGATTGTAGTCAAAAACAAACAAGTTATTACAGATATTAATGGTAGTGGTAATGATTATTTAGATACTAGCTCATTAGGATTAACTGGTACTATTGTTGAGAAAATGTGTTGGGTACAAAGTGCTGATACATTAATAGTAGTACAAGAAGATTTAGCACCTATAAAGATAGTAAGAGGTGCTGGAGATAGCAACTGGACAGCATCTGCTATTACATTTGATTCGATACCAAAATATGATTATGTACCAGCATCAAGCAATCCAACTGGAACAATTACTCCTAACAAAGTATCAGGCAATGTACAGATAACAGCAAGTAGTGGTGTATTTAGTGCATCTCATGTTGGTCAGTATATTAATGCTTCACCACAAGGTAGAGCAAAAATTGTGCAACGAGTAAGTTCAACTGTTGTAAAAGTCGTAACAGAGTTTCCATTTTTTGATACAAGTGCTATAGCTAGTGGAAGTTGGGAGTTAGAAACTGGATACGAAGCTGTATGGAGTGCCACAAGAGGATATCCTAGGACAGTAACATTTCATGAAGGTAGATTATTTTTTGGTGGTGTTAAGTCACGACCATCTACAGTCTTTGGTAGTAAGGTGGGATTGTTCTTTGACTTTGATCCAGAAGAAGGATTAGAAGATGATGCACTTGAAGCTACTCTTGATACATCTACTTTTAACAGTATTGTTGATATTACAAGTGGTCGTGATTTACAAATCTTTACTACTGGTGGTGAGTTCTATGTACCACAACAAGGTCTTGATCCTATCACTCCATTGAACTTTTTTATAAGAACTGCAACTCGTAATGGTGCAAAAGAAAATGTACGAGTGCAACAGTTAGAAACAGGAACTTTGTTTTTACAAAGACAAGGTAAATCATTAAGTGAGTTTGCTTTTACTGATACATCGTTATCATATATAACTACAAAAGTTAGTTTACTTAATGGACATTTACTTAAAAACCCTACAAATATAGCATTAAGAAAATCAGTTGCTACAGATGAGAATGATTTGTTACTTATTACAAATGCAGATGATGGAACGATGGCAGTCTATTCATTGCTTCGATCACAGAATGTAATAGCACCATCAGAATGGAATACAGATGGTAATTACTTAGATGTTGGAGTTGATATAACAACAATATATACTGTAGTTAAAAGAACGATTGATTCTACTGATTATTACTTTTTAGAGTATTTTGATGATGATATGTTAGTTGATAGTGCAGTAACTGGCACAACAGGTTCATCTGCAACTGTAGCACATTTAGATACAGCTACAGTAGATATTATCTTAGATGGTGCAGTTCAAACGCAACAAGCTGTATCAAGTAACACAGTTACATTTGCTAGAGCATCGACATCATCATTTCAAGTTGGGTTACCATTTACAACTAAGGCAGTTACTATGCCAGTAGAGTTAAGACTAGCAGTAGGAACACGATTAGGATTTAAGAAAAGAATAGTAGAGGTTAATGCTTTGGTGTTAAACTCACAACATATGAAGATTAATGGAACAAATATTCCTTTTAGAGCTTTAGGATCAGATATATTAGATGAAGCAGTACCAGCATTTACAGGCACTAAAACTCTACATGGAATACTTGGTTATACTGATGAAGGTAAAATAACCATTGAACAGGATGTACCATTGAAGCTAACACTTCTTGGTATGGAGTATAAAGTAGCAACACATCAAGGAACATAATATGGAAGCAGTCGCAGTTGGTTTAAAAATTTTTCAAGCAATAGCAGCTAGAAAACAAGCTAAAACAGAAGCTAAAATGATTGAGTTGCAAGGTCAGTTTGATAAGATAAAAACTCAACAAGCAGCATTAGATAAAGAAGAACAAGCTCTTGATGTTATAGATGAGCAAAGACGATTTAATGCAGCAGCATTTGCAAGAGCAGCAGCTGGTGGGGTAGATGCGTTTTCTGGTACAGCTCTAAATATAACTGTTCAAAATGCAACTGAAGCTGGTCAAGCATATCAAACTCTTATTAGACAAGCATCTACATTAGAAGGAAGTGCTGGATTCCAAGCTGGTCAAGCATTAGCTACAGCAGAGCAAACAAGACGAGCTGGTAATTTACAAGCAGTTGGTTATCTTGGTGAAGCTGCATATTATGGATCACAAACATAGGTTAATAATATGGCAGAACTTCCTTTAATAAAACCAGCAAGAGATTTACTTTCTAATACAAGTGTGCCTGTTGATTTACGACCAACTATTGCTGCGAGTCGTAGACAGAGTGAAGCTCTTAATTTTGCGTTAGATAAAATAACACAAGCTGTAACTGGTGTAGCTACTGCACAGAAAAAAAAGAAAGATCAAACTAATCAATTAATAGCAGATCAAGCATATAGTGAGCTTCAAAATAATGTAAATGCAGATGCTGCTACAATTAAAGAAAAAATTATTAATGGTGAAATTACTAATATTAGTGAGTTAAGTGTTGAAACAAATGCTCTGTATGGATATGCAAAAGCTCTTATAAGTTTTGATAGAAATTCTGCAATGAAACTTAATACATTAATTAGTGGTCATCATAAAAATTTTAGAGATGAATTATTTAAACAACAAAAATCTGCACGAAATGTAAGTCTAGATAGCAATTTTAATAAAGGAATTGATAGTTTGCCTAGTTATTTATCTTCTACTCTTAATAATTCTGCTTTAACTATTTCGGAAAAAATTAATGAAATACAAAATTTTCGAAATCTTTTAAAAGATAGTATTGATATTAGTTATGGTGATCAAACTGAAAAGAAAAAAACATTAAATACTAGAATTGATACCTTAACAAAACAAGAAACTGAGTTTTATATAACAAATACTATAACATCAGAAAAATGGTTAAAGGATAATAATCTTGAAAGAACAGATTTGTATGCTGCAATATTAACTGGCAAAGTTAAAGAGTTTAATGATTTAATTGGTGACAAAGCACAATATGCTGAAACTATAAGAAATATTGTCAACAATACTATACAGCAAGAACAAGCTCAAGACAAAGAATTTGTTTTAAATAAAAAACAAGAATTTTATGAGAAATTTAATGATTTAAAAAAGTTAATAAGAAAATCAAAAGAAGATGGAATTACACATGATGAAGCAACAGAGATTAATGATATAAAAGCTATACTTGATGAAAGTTTAACTCTTTTAGGTTTTGAAGATAAAGTTGCTCAAGGTTACAGAAAGTTTTTAGAAGAGCCAACTGAGATAGAAAATACTTTTGAATTTATAACTGCAATGAATAATAAAATTATAAATGGCGAAGTTGGGTTTAACGAAATTATGAGTATGGTTGTTGGTAATTTAATAAATGAAGAAGAAGCTAAATTATTTCAAACAACATATAACAATGTTATAGATAAAAATTTAACTGAAGATAGAAGATATATACAACGAGAATTTGGTGTGGTTGAAGCATCTATTGGTAGTTGGCAATATGATAATGTTTTTAAAAGATTTTTACCTTTAGCTTTAAATGAATATAGAGATGAGTTAGATAAATTAGAAAAAAAAGGGCTTCCTATTAATAGAAAGGAAGTTAGAGACGAAGTTATTAAAAAATATAAAACTATGCCATTAATGGAACAAGCTCAAGAAAATACAAATAAGATTGTTAAAATATTATCTGACATATTGGACAATCCAGAAGAGTTTGATTTTTATGGATTAAATGAAGAAGATCGTCAACCATTAGAAAATTTAAGAGAAGATGTTAAAAAATCTGGGCATTTAAATAAAGAATTTTTTGAAAAATATTATGGTCCAAAATTTGATAGTGAAACTTCAACAGAAGAACAAAAACAGCTTTATGCTGATATCATTAATGCAATTAATCAATATGACAAATTAGAGGAAGCTAGTAAAAGTGAGCAATAGTTATGAATGATATTATGTTCCCATCTATAGATAATGCTTTTGAAAAATATGAAGCAGAAACATTTGGTTTTAAAAAAAGAGCATTACAAAAATCAAAAGGTATGATGGCTCGATCTCAAGAAGCTGGTGCAGAAAGAGTTGTAAAAGAAATACAAGAAGCTGGTGGAGAAAAAATACCTTTACATATTTACGATAAATCCGATCCAATGGAGTATGCTAGATTTTTTGCTGATTTTGGGGTTGCTGTATTAGATATGGCAAAAGCACCAGTAAAAGGTGCTACTCAAGCATTTCTTGGCTTACCTGGTGATGTTGTTGAAATTTTAAACATAGTAGGTGGTGTAATGAATAAAAGTGCAACTGTACAAGAATATTCAGAGATTGGTAAAAAGTTTTTAAAAATGGCTAATATTGATCCAGAATCTGCAAATAATGTCATAGCTTTGATAGATAAATTTCCTACAAGCGAAGATGTAAAAAAACATTTTGATGAGGTTGCAATATTAAGAACAAAATATGCACAACCTGTAGAAACTTTTAGTGAGTTCTTAAGTTTAGGAAGTCTTTTTAAATCAAAGAAAATAGCAAAAGTTGTTACAGAAAAAGGAACTGAAGTTTTAAAAGACATAAAACAAAACATTAAAAAAACTAAGAAGGCAAAGAAATGAGAAG